ATTATAATTTTATTTAATAACATTACCAACACCGGACAAAATTCGGTGTTTTTTTATGCCATATGCACTAATATACACTACATATGCACTATGTAAATGAGCCACCACAGCGGATATGCACCATAAACAGTGTTTTTGTAAGTATATAAAAATTAATATATTCTATATACTATTTTTAGTATTTCCCGAAAAGCAGTGCATATAGTGCATATCCTTTACAGGCTTGACTTTCAGCTGTGTTTTTGCTGTGTTTTTAGTGCATTTGAAATGCACTGTCGTTTTTAATAACTTTTTTTTACCATTTCATCAACATTCAATAACTTAGCATCGCAGTTGGTTTGTATTTTTTCGTTTTCCTACCGGGAGCAATTCCGGTAGGTTTTTAATAATTTTGAAATGCCAGGAAGAAAACCATTATATGAAACAGTTGAGGAGTTGGATTCTGCTATTCAATCTTATTTTGATGAATTTGGAGAAGATATAACTATACCAGGTTTAGCTTATCATTTAGGTTTTGAATCAAGGCAAAGTATATACGATTACAAAGAAAAGGAAGAATTTTCTTACTCGATAAAAAGGGCTACACTAAAGATTGAGGCAGTTTATGCTAAAAGCCTTAAAGGACAAAATGTTACAGGAATTATATTTGCATTGAAGAACATGGGCTGGAAGGACAAAACAGAATCAGAAATTACAGGCGCAAACGGCGGACCACTAATAAACATCATTCAGCAAAGCGCTGCCAATGAAAACGAACCAATCAGTTAACTTCATTCCTACACCGGTATACTTAGCCAATGAAAGAGCATATAATGAAGGGTGGCCGACAATATGCAATGAGGGCGGTAGTAGATCTAGTAAGTCTTACAGCATAATACAACTTCTTGTTATTATTGCACTAAAAGAATCAAACAAACGTATTTCTGTTGTATCACATAGCTTACCGCATATCAAGCGTGGTGCATACCGTGATTTTGTTAATATTATGCAAGGTTGGGGTATATGGAGTGATGATAGCTTTAGTTTTACCGATTTCGTTTATAAGTTTCCTAATGGCAGCTATATTGAATTATTTGGACTTGAAGATGAAAGTAAAGCACGTGGACCTGGTAGAGATATTCTATTTTTGAATGAAGCAAACCTTATCAGCCGTTCACTGTACGATCAACTTTCAATGCGTACAACACAATGTGAGTTCCTAGATTGGAATCCTGCTGACTTTGTAAGTTGGGTGTATGAGGTTGCCGATAATCCTAGAAACAAAAAAATACATTCAACATACAAAAACAATAGAAGCAATTTAACTCAAAAGCAGATTGACCAAATAGAAGGGTATAAAAACCTACCGGATGATTTTTGGTGGAAGGTTTACGGATTAGGCTTAAGAGGTGCAAGTAAAGAAATTATATACACTAAATGGATGCAGTATAGTGAACAGCCTGAAGGTGGTGATACATTCTATGCAATAGATTTTGGTTATACTAATCCAACGGCAATGGTACAGATAACACACTATGAAGGCGGCAATTACGTAAAAGAACTAATTTATAAGTCAGCAATAACTACCGATGAATTGATACCAATGTTAAAGCAGTTAGTTCCTTCTAATGCAGTTTTGTACTGTGATAGTGCAGAACCTAAAACAATTGAAATGCTTTATAGGGCAGGAATAAACGCAAAGAAAGCCGAAAAGGATGTATGGACAGGAATAGTATCCGTTAAGTCTTATCCATTGCATATACACAATGCAAGTAACAATCTAATTGCAGAACTGCAAAGCTATAAATGGATTAAGGATAAGAACGATAATATAACCGAAAAGCCTGTAAAAGCTAATGACCATTTGCTTGATGCAATGCGATATGGCATCTTTACACACCTAACAAAACCGTCTACAGGATTCGCTGCTGCAATTTATTGATACATTGTTGCAAAAATATATTTACCTTTATTGCAAAATATATCGTATGGACTTATTTGGCCGTAAAGCTACAAGGCAGGTATCTGAATTGCAAAGTGTTGTAACATCGATGCAGCAACAAATGCAAATACTCGCTGCTAATAGAACAGTATACCCTAATGCTCAACTACTAACAAGCGTTCAAAAGTATATAACTATTGATGATATTTACAGCATTGTCAACCTTATAGCAACTACTGCTGCAATGATTCCTTCATATGCTTATGCGATTAAAAAAGGCGCAAAGGTTAACAAATCACACGAAGTAAATATTGTCCGCAAAAGATTAATGCAATATAAGACACTTGAAGATTTACCCGATACAGATGAATTTCAAAAGTTTGTATCAGATCCTTATTATGGCTTTAGTAGGTTTGAAGGCGATATTGCAAAAAATAAGTGCATGTTGATACATGGTGAATATTTTTTGTATAAGCAGCGCCCTGAATTTGGAGCTCAAAAGAATAAAGTAGTTAAGTTGCATTTGTTGTATCCACAACATGTACAGATAAGAGTTAACGATAGATTCCCTTATAAGATTATAGGTTATGATTATGCTGTTGATGGCAATGTAATTATTTCTAATATCCCTGTAGAGGATGTTATACACGTTAAATACTTCAACCCTAAGTTATCAATTACAGGTGATGAATTACGTGGACTTTCGCCGCTGCAAGTACTAGCTAATAGAGTTAGCAGGATTGATTCCAATATGGCAGTAAGTCAAGCGCAAATGAATAACGGCGGTGTTCCAGGTATTGTATTCATGAAGGGCATGGATAACACCCAAGCCGGTAATGCTAGTGAAGCGCACAAAAGAAACTTTTACAACTACCTTACCAAAAAAGAAAATAAAGGCGCACCATACTTCGCAGGTAATGAAATGGATTACCTACAGATGGGATTGCCTTTAGCTGATTTACTTATCACAGAACTTGAAAGGGTTGATTTCAAAAAGTTGTGTAATGCTTATGGTGTAAGTGATGTGCTATTCAATAATGACAAAGCAAGTACTGACAACAATACGGAGTGGGCATCAAAAAGGCTGTATACCAATACAGTGCTACCATTGCTATACTTTGAACGTGATAGCATCAATAAGCATTTAGTACCTGATTTCGGGCCGCAGTATTTTTATGATTTCGATTTAACCAACATTCCGGAATTGCAATCAGATATGAAGCGCATGGCAGAAATATTCAGCACACTGCCTATTATGATTCCAAACGATATACTTGAAGCATTTGGATACGGTGAACAATCAGATCCTTCAATGCAGCAAGTATTCATCAAATCAGGATACATGCCATTGAGCGATTTAACGAGTGATGAACTACCATTGACTAATGACTATTAATGAAACAGCAGAGAAAGTAGCCTACAAGGTTAATATGTTGGTAGAATCATTACTACCTACACCTACATGCCCACTAAAAAGGGAGCAGAACAAATGGAAACAAATGCAAGTAAAAAATAAGGTTGCTGAACTTATTTCTACAGAATACCAATCCAAAGGAATAAAAATTGAATTATGACCGATGAGCAGCAATTGATAAAGTTTAAAAGTTTCGTAAAGAAAATAGAACGTAAATACTTTACGTTGTTAGATGCTGCACTCCGTGAACAGATAGATACATTTATTTCTACACAAAGATTAGATTCCATAACAAGCATAGGACTTTACAAGGTTGTTACAGACCTTTACATTGATGCAGGTGTTAAATGGGCAAATTATACACGGTTGAGATTGAACGAAGTTAAGCGGATGCCTATGGGGTTTAGTGAGCGCATTGTTGAACTAATGCAGCAATACTTTGGTTTGGACTTATTGAATATGTGCGAAAACATGACACAAACTACAAGGGATGAGATAGCGTTGGTATTAACACAATCAGCGCAGGAAGGTTTTGGATTCAATGAAGTTATAAACCGATTAAGTGAAGCAAGTATAACTGCTATTCGTGCAAGGATAATAGCACGTACAGAAACAGTAGCAGCCGCTAATTTAGCAGGTAATATTCAGGCGAATGAATACGAATTTGAGGTTAATAAAAGGTGGCTATCATTAAGAGATGCACGTACAAGGCATTCACACGTTAATGTTAATGGAGTAGAAGTTGGATTGAATGACTATTTCAGTGTTAACGGTTCACTTATGCAGCATCCTGGAGATAAAGGTGGCAGAGATGGACAACTTGCAGTACCTGCAAAAGAGGTATGTAATTGCAGGTGTACACTTGCATATGTACCTAAAAGGGATCGTAATGGTAAGCTAATTATGAAGTGATAAAAAATATTTTTGCAACATTGTTGCATTTATTATAAATTTGATGTATGGAAAGTAAGAAAGTTAAAGGAGGGTACCTTGTAGCATCCATAAAGGACATGGATAGTAAAGAGGGCATTGTTATGGGATATGCTGCATCATTCAACACTTTAGATAGTGATGGAGATATAATCCTACCTGGAGCGTTCAAAAAAACTATTCAAGAACAAGGCCCTGAAAGTAAGCAGCCTAGAATTAAGCATTTGCTTAACCATGAAATTGAAGATCCTATCGGTAAACTTATAGTGCTTAAAGAAGATTCAAAAGGACTGTACTATGAATCAAAAGTGGGCAGTAATGAAGTAGGGCAGGACTTCATCAAAATGGTTGAAAGCGAATTGATAACGGAGCATTCAATAGGGTTTTCTACAATTAAGCGTACAGTAACAAATCCGGATGCAGATTGGAAAGATCAAACAACACAGATACATGAGGTTAAGTTATGGGAGGTGTCAAGTCTTACAGCATGGGGAGCAAACCAATACACGCCGTTAATCGGTTTAAAAACATTGCAGAATGTTGAAGATAGAATTGAAAAACTATTAAAGGCATTGAGCAATGGAACTTTTACCGATACCACTTTTATGTTTATCGAAGATGAATTAAGATTCATCCAAAAGGCATACAATCAATTAAAATCAAATACCACAAAGCCGGAACAGCCTTCCACTTTGCCGGATGATATAAAACAAATATTTAGATCATTTTCAAAAACAATTTAACAATTATGGAACTTAAAGAACAAATTGTTGCTGAGTTGGAAGGCTTAAAAGCATCACTCACAACTACCTTAACAGAAAAGGCAAAAGCCGAAGTTGCAGAACAACTTAAAGGCATCAATGACAAAGTAAATTCTATTGCAGGTTTACCTGAAGGTTTTACCGGCGAAGAATTAAAGCAAATGCAAAAAGATATTGCTGATACCGTTAAAGGTTTCAACGATTTTCAATTAGCGCAAA